AGGAGAAGGCATTTGAAACGGGGGCCTCCACCTACCGGAAACGTTGATGAATATCTTACCTACCAAAGATATCCACCCCATGTATCCGGGACGAACTGACGAAAGCTCTGCCGGGCCTTTTGTCGTTCATTGATTTTTATTGATGTTCCTTCATCAAGCAGTCAATCTTGTGGTTCTGCTACCCTCTAAGATCACTTAGATCGGGTTTTCTTGCTTGTACCTCCTGGAATCTTGTCCGTGGTGATAGTTTGTTCTGTCGAATCAGTGTCACTATCAGGTGGGTCTGTGGCTGGTACAAGTCTGTCCCTCCATTTCTCTACTCTCTACATCTCTCGGGCAAAACGCTTCAGATCTTGTGAGGTGTCGAATTAGGGGTTCTGAGCTCCTATGTCATTGATCGCATCAAAAACGCGCTCTAGAGCCATCATGTAGTCAGCTTTAATGACTACAGATTCACCAGGGGCGAGAGTATCTTCTTCAAGTAGTTCAGATCTCACCTCAATCATTCTCTAGTTACCAGGTCCAAGCATATGACCTCCCATGAGGTTCATAGCTTTGCCTGCTGCGCTTTCTGCGACTCGTCTCGTGACGGGATTGGAGATAACCTTTTTCGCAAGCGACTTAGCTCCATCATAGACGGTTTTTACATAGCCTAACTCTTGCTCTGGGTTCTGTTGTATTCCGGAAAGGTAACTGGGCAACGGGTCTGTAATAGACTAATTGTCCTTCCACAGGTTATTCGCAATGGAATCCTTGGGCTGTGGCCAAAAGACTGTGTTGCCTTTGATGTTAAACTACAAGCTCCAATCAAATGCGCCTTGAGGTGCCGAAATACTTTGGGCAGGATTTTGGAAGATGATATAGTTGGCAAGCTCCGCAACCATTTGCGAATCTTTATATCCTTCTCCCTTGGTCTGTTGAGAGTCATAGACAATCTCATGGTTCACTACAGCTGATTTCATCTTGAATTTCATACTGCCAACGCGGGCAGCACCAGCAATCTCAATGAGTTGATTGATAGACAATCCACTGTTCGTTGACAGAGACAATTCTGCTGGAAGCTAGCCAAAAGCCAGCGTTCCCTAGAAATATGAACCGACCAAGTTGGCTCTGGGGCAAAGCATGTTACCGGAAAGCTCCGCAGCCCAAACAAATCCTCCGGAAGAAAATCCAGTCATATCGGAGGAATAGGTCTCTACCATGGATCGAGCCTAAAAGATCTGCTAAAAGCAGCCACGGTTGAGAAAAGGTGTTCCGCTGTCATTTGCATTGACTTAGAAAGCTACCATGCCTCCTAATTTGGTCGTAGTACCAAGATGCACTGGAACTGCAGGGGAACTGACTGTTGCGCCATCACCATAGAAAGCAGTCATTGACGGACACCACATAAGGAGTGTATAGGTAGCACCCCCAAAAGGGGCTGAGGTACCACCACCGTTTAAGACGCTGCTACTAGCTAGCGAATGACTGACGGAGAACGTAGATGTGGGAAGATTGGTGGCATTCATGCCTGCCACATAAGGAGCGTTGAAACGTCCTGGGCAGTACTTCGAAACGAGCATTTCATCCCAGCCTGACAGTACAGGTTACAAGGTGTGAGGTTACTGAAGGATACCTCCACGAACTTTTGGTCTGGTGACTTTCTCATTCATTGGAATGCCCTCTTTGGGAGCAGCTGTTTAAGGTCGTCTCCGCTTACGCAGATCTTTGTCAATCTTGATATTGACATCCTTCATTAGCTTCTTGTCTTCCTTGACTGCCTCTTTCATCTTTCGAGCCTCCTTGGCGCGTGCTTGCGCCCTAAGTGCCTTAACTTTTACCATAAGAATAGGTGTGTGTGTGTTGTTAATATCTTATGGTTTCGTCTGGTTTGGCTTGGTCCTACCAGCATAAATGACATCATGCACTATCAAATTATAAAGATGCCCAATGTGCTTACCAAGCTTACCGTTGATGAAGCTTTCCATCTAATAGCCTTGATCATCTTGTGCGTAGACAACCCCTTTATACTATTGGATTAGTGCTTCCTGCATTTCATCAGAAAGTGGGGGTTTCTCATACTTGTCACGCTAGACTACTTGGAAATCTTCGATAAGACGGCTAAGTCTCTCTGTTCTCAAACCTTGGAGTATTGCATCTCGATGGAGCCGGGGATAACACAACAGTTTCTTATTCTTTCCAGTAAAGAACTGTTTTGTCTTGAGAAGTTTTGAAACATCTCGGCACATTCTCCATTGCTCAAGGGAACCATCACAGGACCAGGACCATTTCGAACAAAATTCGATTTCGTAAAATTTTCCTGTTTTGACTTCCTTGATACATTACCCTAGACCAACTATTTAGGCTTTAGTGCTTCTCGTGGTAAGAGATAGAATCGCTTTCTCTAGAGCGTCTGCATGTTTAGGATCAAGAAACATAACGCAGTCATCGCCCGAAGCTATGGTATAAATTTCAGCGCAATCCCAAGGAGTTTGGGAAATACCAGCTTTCATTTAGTAAAACCAAGCATAGAGGAGTGTTCTGATGGTGTTTCCAAGGGTTGTTCGAGTGCAATGTCCTGAAGGAGTTGTACCTTCCATCTCGAAATAAATCCAGTCTTTCTCTGGACCCTCATCTCTCCACTCGTGGGCTCCTTAGACTTCTCTGAAAAATTTTTTCTTGATTGAGTCTGGCCATTTTGGAGCGTCTACCGTAGGACAATTGAAGAAAACGACCTGTTTGGTCTGCTTTAAGCCCATCATAAGCCTCTCGGTGATATCATCAATCTAAACAGTAGGTGCCACATGAAAACTATGCCAATTGTGTGCAACCACTTTCCGAACGAGAGGTTTGATCTTGTCCCAAAAGACATTGTCTGTGGCGCGCAAGAGTGTTGCAAACTGAGATGAATCCATTGCTGAAGTATCAACAGATTTGGAAATCCAATGGGGCTTAATCTTGCCACGACATTTCTCCAAGAGCTACTCAGTTGTCTGTGCATGGATGAATCCTGGGAAGTGTTTCTGAAGATAAGGAAAAATCTCCTTCTAAAGTGCTGCCATGATAGACTTACCCGACTTGGTGGGGTTCATCACTGCTCTAGGTCTACTCTTCTAATAAAGGAGAGCACCTTAAGCATCTTTAATGAAACGAGATGTTGAGTAAACTTCTCCTTTCTTCGTCATCATGGTAAAACAACCAGTGTAGTCCCGGAAACCAAAGTCGAAAAAAGCCTGATGTATTAGCGATTCATATCCGGTCTTCTTTGAGTCTGACCAAACCTTCTAAAGAGAAGGGTAATCCATCATGTGACCCATAGGGATGGTATCATCTCAGAGTATATTTCCGCAGATGGATGTCAAAGCTGTGTCAGACATGGCCTTGAATTCTCGCACGCAGTCAGGATCTGGTCTCTACCTGGGTCCGAAATGCCTTTAGAAACTCCACATGTTGTTCCAAAGCGAGAAACCACTCCACTCAAATTCCTTAATAGGTTCATTGGTCTCTGGGTCTAGAACATCAGAACCACTACGTGCCAATTATTTAGCCTGATAGATACTTGAGAGTGGTTTAAGAAAGCCATTCTTAATTCCCATCTATTCAGGATGTTTCTCTTCCGTCTTAATGAGGGCACCCATTTGTTTCTAGTACTCACGATCATCAGGGAAAACTTCTGGGTTGGTAGTGACTAACTCCTCCTTGTCCGGTCTCTTGCTCTAGAGATAGTCGCGCTAGAGTATGACATTTGAATCATCTTTTGGTTCAAACTCGCGTGGACCTTTGTTGCGTTTCCTACGTCTCTTGATCTCAGTACGATGCTCAGCCATCACAGTAGCATGAGCACCAGCTTCTGTACCAAAAGAAAGATGATTGACAAGTTCCATGCCTCTATCAGGTTCATTCTTGGTCCGTCCAGCATAAGTGATAGCCATCTGTAATGGAGTTGGAGTCGGAAGATTGACGATCTGGCTAGGTAAATCCTTCATCTTGAGGGAATGGTCAGCATGGACCTCTACAGGTTTTACCAATTGATAGAAGTAGTTTGGACTCATATTAACAGGATTGAGTTCTTCTTCCCAGAGGAGGTTCTGGTGCTCCTATTTTGTAATGAGCCTATCCTTACCAGTAGCGTGCGCTGGAACAATTGCCGTAGTCTTGGTCATGACTTTCTTCCCAGTGACGTACTCTCGCAAAAGCCAAGTTATCCCAAAAGATGCAATATCCACATACATATGGTTCCTTGTGTCAACTTTGTGTTCTGTGAACTTCATGTCTGGTGGAAGTTTGAAATAAGAACAAACCTGAGATACTTTGTCTGATGTAAAATGAGAAAGAAGAGGTTTTGAACGTTGGATACAATCAAGAAAAGCTCGGGCGTCTTCTTCTTCCCATGCAGGAGGAAGTTGTGCTAAGGCGACTTATGCGGATTACTTGTTTTTCATGAGCTTGTACTAATGAGCTAACCAATTTGATTGGATACACTTGTTAGTAGTGAAACCGGTTCCTTCATGAGTGTAAAGGATGAAATCCGAGGTATGACCTTCAGAGCAAACATGGGCATAATACCCATAATTAATCTCCTTTGTAACATTGCCGAGCGTAACCAGTCGATGTTGATACCAGTGGTTATTACCACGAGTGTTCATATGGATCATAGCATTCTTGTCAATGCGTACAGTACCCTCATTGAAAGGCAGATTGTAATAACCTGGAAGAGTAATCGGGAAATTGGCCCCTACACAGTTGTAGTAGTCAGATTTCTTGACGTTGGCAGGTTTCCAACCTGTCAAATAGTAATGAACGTCACTCATCTGATATATGACATTAGCGTCCGGGAATTTCATATCCTGTTTCTAGATTGTGTCCTCAACATACTTGTGGTCAACGTGGCCAGGAAACCATTGCTTGCTTAGACACTAGTCCAGATTCTCTTGATAGTACCTACGGTTGTAAGCTTCAGTACGTGGGCGTATTGCTCTATGAAGAATCTGACGACGCCTACGTAAAATGGCAATTTTTTCCTTAGGGGCATGCTCATACAAAGAATGAGTGTCAAGGAAAAGTTGATTTCGCTCGTGGCTGTTCAGTCCGCCAAACTTTGGATCTGCTCTAGTGGTCTCTATGTCTTCCTTAAAACGTTTCCTGTGTCCCTCTACGACCTTGATCTCTTCCGGTTTGCCAGCTGTGGGGTAAAGCATCCAATCGCTCCATTCGAAACTAGTGTCAATGTTGGATGCTGAAGCGCAAAATTTGTCACCAATAGCATTGATGATATAGCTAGTACTGTCCTCTGGAGTGGTGAGTTTCAAGCATTTCGCAACAATCTTAGACCATTGTTTGGCAATCAAACAATCGCAAAGCGTTCGACAACAGGAATGTCCATCTGATGTGTGAGTGGACGTAGCCATGTCGTCTTTGTGCAAGTTTAGTCCGTGCGCAGCAACATACTCCCAAATGACTGGAGGCAATGCACCGTTTGGATTGACAGACCATTCCTCAGCCTAAATGATAGGTTTTGTAGCATGGAACCTACATGGTTTAATGCGAAACTTGTAATGTTTCTGCTAATCGCGGGGATTGCTGCTCTATTTGGCATTGAGACCTTCATAAGTACCAAGGAGCGTAGATACTCCCATCTCTGATAGTCCCATGTCTGAAACTGTCTTGAAATACTGGAGCAATCCATCTTTCTCATTTGGAAAAGTCATCTCGACCATTGGCGTCTGCTCGAACTTCTGGTCCTTTCTCTTGGTGGTAGCTTTGACATCCAATTTTACTGAAGTTCTTCCAGCGTATGTCTTAGATTCAGGATCCTAAAGAGGAATAGGTGGTAAAGGATCCACACGTTCCTCAAGATCGAAAGCAGTAATTGCTTCTCTCCTAAGTCGATACACCTTGATAACTTTTTCGCCATCTAGCTCGTAAAACTTTGGATGTTTCTTCTTTTGACAAGAAGCTAGGGCTTCTACAGCTTCAGTAGATTTAGGGACAGGAATGTCAGCATCAACCCATTGATTGGCTTTGTACTTGTACACAAATCGATAAACAAAGAGATCGCTAGGATCAGTCTTCGGCAGGTCATTTTCTGCATCTGCAATCGTCTTCCTTAAGGCGTAATGCATAGCATGTCTCATACCAATCTCAATCTGCTTAGGAGTCAACTTCTTCTCATCCCTCTTCTAAGCATATTTCTTCTTGATCTCTGCTTTTTCCAAGGCCCACTGGGTTCTATCTCTCTACATCTGTAGTTTGATGCGTTTGATCTAGGTGGAATCGTTGTTCTCAAGGAGTGCTGGAACTCTACCATCTTTATCAATTTTGAAAGTGAAAGCTTTGGTCAAACTCGTGTAAGAATAGAGGCGACATGAGGTACTCGTATGAGCCAGCATTACGTGTTCGTCTCCAAGAATAAGTGCTGGAAGAACTGGACGTTTAGTAACAGCAGAATTCTTGTGATGCAAATGCTCGATTTTACAATGAATGAAGATGTCTTCAAACTCATCCAGAGTCATAACATTAAGGCGTAAGCGTTGAGCTATCAAGCGCACCTTCGCTTCATTATGTCCTGTCGTATTCAGATCCCTGACAGTGAGAGCCTAAGCAAGTGAATCTTAGCATGCTAAAATATTGCAAGGATCTTCATGAGCCATGCTTGCGCAGCATTTCCAAAGACACATGCCCTCACTAGGTGATACTACAATGATATTAGTATCTGGTACCTTGAACATGAGGTCTTCTCGCTATAAATAGCTGTAGCAGAATCGATACTTAACCATGCTGTCACCTCGCATCTCCATATACTCACCAGCTTCTGGAAGATCTCCTTCCAAACACTGGGCGCGTAATTTCTCCACATCTAGTTTGACAAAACCAGTTTTTGTTGCTTTGATAGGAGGCATGTGATGAGGCCCATCTCCAGCATCGTTGCTCGAATACTGAGTACCGAGCTAAGTAGCATCTGCTGGATTTGGAGGAGTGCGGACAACGTTTGTTCGTTCTTACTATACAGAGATAGGAGAAATGGAAACTGGCTCTAAGCGTTGATCTGATTCTCTCAAGAAGAGCCAACTGAATGTTGTAAAATTAGGTCCATCTCCACCATCATTGCTGGAGTGTTCAACACCCAATTGAGAGTCAAGATCACGTTCCTCAAAAGCTTCGTCTTCCCTAGGAACATTGAAAAAGACTTGATCCAAGTAGCGAAGAGTGAGAGGTGGAATAAATTCACGCCTCTGGAAGAAGAATTCTTTGTGAGTTTCAAGCTTCTCCTGTACTTTCTGATAGCAAGCTTCAGTCGTAGTGGTCTTACAAGTCTTGGCGTGAATGCGCTGATTCTCGAGTTTGTGGAAAAAGATGGAAAATGCAGTTTTCCAGTCCACTAAGCTCTCATCACCTTCGTACTCTTTACCGTTAGTGCAGAGTTTTGAGAAGTCACCATTGTGCAACATGTTTGCTGTCAACTAAGAGCGTTTTTGATCGGAGATATGAAATTCCTCCGAGTCTTTTAGAACCCTAGAAAGGTCTAGAAAATTGCGTAGACGTTTTCTTAGTTTGAGCGTATTGAGATCCATGTTATGGTGTCTGGCTACCTTCAGGATGTACTTATAGACACATGTGTTGCTCTTCATTGGGAAAGGGTATGCCGAAAAATCCAAAAAGAAAAAACGGTCTACCCATTATGAAACGATGAAGAGTTCTGTGAAATCTGAAAGGTAGTTGAAATCCTGTTGAGAGAAGACGTTAAGTAACGCGAATTGGTAGAGTTTCCACTTGCACTGTTCTACGTCTCGTTCTGACTCAAATGCATGGAGTGATAAAGTCTGCCATTCGAAAGGAAGCTACTCGAGCTGACAATAGGAATTCTTGCCTGGAATAGGACAGAAACCTTTGTTAACAAGCAACTGAGAGTAGCGTTCACGGGTGAAATCATTCGTTCTGGTCTCTATCCAACACATGTCTTAGCAGTCATAAGATCGCTGCCACATGTCAAAATAGTGCTTGCACTCAGAATAAGCATTGTGCTTGTATCCTTCTTGCTCAGCTCTCGAAACCAGGAACCAACGTTGCGTCTGAAGATCCTTAACAGGAAGTCCCAGAATGGTGGACTCGGTAGAAGAACCGAAAGCCCATAGTTCAAATCCTTCGTTCACACAGTTGTGGTAGTACTGGATAACATTCTGAAGACTGTAGGTCTTGGTGAGTGCTTTCTCAATGCGTCTAATCTAAGATACAGTCGCATGGACTAATCCTTCTTAGATCAACCAAGACTGGTTGCCGTACTTCAAAGACTCAGAAGAGACGATGTACGGGATGCCTTTGGAGTTGCACTCGATATCAACTATCATTACTGATGTAATGTCGGGTCGGCTTTAAAGCTTCGTCGATAACATATTAGTAAATAAAAT